AAACAATAGCTTTGCCACGATGATCATACTCGCCAGCAATAACACGATTAAGTTCTGCTGCCATGTGACGTGCAATACACCGTCCTGTTAGTGTTGTACTTTGCCCCAAACGTGGATCGTTAAAACGGCTACCTGGGTTAAGCAACGCACCATACAAACTGTTCAAGTTAATCTTCTTAACTAGCTGTCGCTTATCCCAGAACGCAAACTGCTCATCGTCTACGCCTTTGAAACTTTTTGCTTTCTTTTGTAGGTTTTTACGTTCAGCATACCAGCGTTCCAGTAGTCCAGGAATAATACCTTTTTTCTCATAGGTAAAGATAGTACCATTGGCACTGATAATCCAGGGCTGTCCGCTGTTAAAGATTAGTTCATAAATCTCAGCACCTGTTAGCTCGTAACTTTCGCCATTCTCAAAGTCAAGATGCAATCTCTCTACCTTGTCACGGTTCATGACGAGTTCATATTCTTCTGTCGCAAAACGGCCTTCCCAGTAACGTGCTACTGGGCTTTCCTTGTGTTTATTGAAACTCTCGTCAATGCCTGGCGCAGTAAAGATATGCCGCACCTGACCTACGATGGTTTCTGTACTCATATTACACGCCCGCAAGATACTGGGGTACAGACTGTTTAAGTCAACACTGCCCAAGTCACGATGCTTACCTTTCATAGGATCAGCAACATAAGCGCCAGCTGCCTGCACGTTGCGTGTATAGTTTTTCTGAAAGTTATTTTCGCTACGATCTTTATCTGGTACAATAAGCCCACGCTGATGTGCTTCGTTAACAATAGCTTGGTCAGTTTGTGCAACAGCGCCCATAGTTGTTTGTAGTAGCACTGTGTTGGAATGTGCTAGCACGTTTGCAAGGTCAATAAACTGTAGCTTCTTGTCCAGCTTTACAAGCAGATCAACGTCCTGTCTATTATAAGCAATAAACTTTTCATAGTCATTGTTGTATAGCTGATCAAGTGTACCTTCGTATTCAATTTTACGTTCATCAAGTTCATATTCACCAATGGCATCCAAACTATAGCTGTGCATTTCGTGATATGTATACTTGCGATACAGTTCCAAATAGTCCAAATGTACACGGCCCATAAGTTCATATGTGCCACTTTCTTTACCGAACTTTGTAACTGTTTTTGGCTTTGGAAACTTATCCCACAGGCATAGCTGCCGTGTGTGACTTTTACTTAGTACACGCTGAATACGGTTAACAATGTATGGAATATCAAAGCCTTCACTGTTCCAACCGCTGAGTACGTCAGCATCGTCAATTAATGAAATAAACGATTCAAGTAGTTCGGCCTCAGTATCAAACAGAATTGTGTCGTCAAACTTATCAACAATAGCCTGTGCTGCTTCTTTGGTGAGTGTTTTGGGCTTGATAGTTAAACATACTGTGCGCTTTAGCCAGCTTAGATGTACTGCAATAGCAGTAACGGCATTGAAAGGATCTTCTGGATTGGCGAAACCCAAATCCTTGTTAAAGTCAACCTCAATGTCGAAAAATGCTAGTTGTAGTTCTGGGGCTTCCACATCCATATAGTTGTCAGCCAAACAGCGGAACACTGGATTGATATCACTCTCAAATAACTTTTTGTGTCCGTGGATTTTCTTTTCAGCTTGAAACTTCTTGCCAGTATTGCATACTACACGCTCTAGCTTGTCACCAAAAATGCTGGTAAACTTACCGCGTGGATCAGGGTAATAAAACGTGTAACGTGCAGGATATTCGCGATATTCGCGCCTGCCGTTTACACGTTCTACGATGTGAATTTTGTCAGCTTCCCTATCAAGAAAGCCGTCTACGTAACTCATAAATTTTCCTTATTTTTTATAATATAACACGTCACTACAGATATGTCTATTATAATATGTTATCGTCATCTGGAAGTTGGTATTTGGGTTCAATTTGTGATTCGGGATCCGTCACACGTTTGAAGTCTTTTAAAACATTTATCCAGAAATCAGGGCTGCGTGACCAAATTCCTAAAAATCCATTAGCATTTGGGTTTTCAAATTGTACATATTCTCTACAATCATACACTAGCCATTCTCCCTGGACTGCTTTTCTCATCTGATTTATTCTGATGCCATCGTATCCTTTACGGGCTATACGTTCTTGAAGAAGAACTCCCCCTGGTAGTAGTAGTGGACTCCAAGACTCTTTAAATTTGTGGTGTGCTATTCCGTCTTGTTTACCATCATTGATGAAAAAAATTTGTTTTCCATAAATTTCTAGATATTGATTAGCAACGTCCATTTCATAAGCATTTTTATTATAATAAAGGTCAATATTGCAAATCTCTTTCATAGGTAATCTGTGCAAATTATATACCCCGTTCATAGCATTTGTAAATTGCTTTGTATAACTGTCGTTTTCATCGCATAGCTGTATGCTTGGACTTGCAATATCAATACCAACAATTTTTTTACCTGGAAATGTTCTTGCCCACGCTAGTTGGCATGATGCATTGCCTATACCTATTTCAGTAATAACATCAATCTTATCACCTAACTCGTTAAAGATAACATCATAGATCTGGCCCCATCCTCTTTGAATTTTAGGATGCTTGCAGCCAAATTTTTCTTGGTGATAGTTGTCTATTGAAAAAATAGGATTTAATATCATTTAATGATTACGGCCCACTGACGCAAGGATACTTTCAAGCTCTTCGAATTCTTCACGATTCTTGTCGAATTCTGCTTTATGTGCAATAGCGATAGCTTTATTAAGAACTTTTGGACTAATGCCAAGCTCTTCTGCGATAGACTTGACAGTATCGCGCAGTCCTTCGTTTAGTGTTTTAACTTCTTCTTTAACTTGGATACCTTCAGTAACCAGTCGTTTTAGCTTATTAATATCAGAATCTGAAAATTGTGTCATATATAATCTCCGGTACAATCTGTAGTCAGTATACTAACTTCTAATACTATACAATGATGTGTATCAAAAGTCAACAACTTTAGTAGTCCAGAATCCATCAGTCAATGTCATTGAACTATACTCACCATTATATTTTGAGACGGCGGCGTGTAAATTGTCATAATTTTTGATCAGATCTTTTTTACTGTAGAAAGATTTTTTTGTTACCACATCAAAACTATCATTTATATCAAATTTAAATCTGTCATCTAATGATAGCTTTAAACTTTCCCAGATGCCCTTGATTGTTTTAGGAAGATTTTCATATAGAACATAATCATCTACAGATAAATTTAAATGATTTCTCAACATCTCACAATGGGAAAAGATATAACCGTCAAAAAACTTTAAAAACTCCGCCTCGTCGATTTCATAAGATATAGATTTGATAGATTCTATGACCTGTTCCTCTGACATGTCTGGTATTGCTGAATTTAGAACGGTTAAGAATTTTTCAGGTCCTTCTATATTTGCTTTTGTAAGTATCATATTACTCAACGTTGAATCAAATATGTTGGCTCTAAATATCTTTATGTTGTACGTTTCTACAGATAATAGCTTTTCATACGACTCTGGAACATATTTTTTGAGATCAGACAAGTGTCCATAGTGTGTTTTGATTACCAAATGGCCAGTTGTGCCCAACTCTATTGCTTCATCTATTTTCAATGACAAATTTTTAATAAATTCAGGATTACCTCTATCCTGTTTACTAAATATCCAAGGTTCATCCCATCTATCTAAAAATGTATCTCGCTTAACTAACATATCACATTTGTTTATTCCGGAAAAAACTGACTGATACAATACAGTGGTTCCAGTTCTAGGCAAACCTATAATATTAATGATCATAATGAATGCCTAACGGCCCTGCCCTCTATATGCTTTGAAGCTACGCTTTTTGCTCTTATTCATTGAACTAAATTTTAGTGAGCTGTTTGTGTTACCCTGGCTCGTGCCTTTGTGTAGTGCAGCTTTACGCTTTGTTGCTGCTCCGCCTGATATTTTTGCCATAATATTATTCCTTTGTTATCTTCCTTCTAGGAAAGATTTAGCGCCTTCCCAGAAGCTATTGTGCGCTGTTCCTATTCCGCTCATTATTCTTTGCCAGTCAGCTTGTGTTCTATTGGGCATTTTAAGTGCCGCATAGCGGAAGCCTGCCTTGTGACCGCCACAGTCTTTTGTACATGGATAACCTTTAAACATTAATCCAACGGCTTCATTGACACAATCGTCACAGCAAGAAGTAATTTCACTAATTTTCATATTACCAGGCCCTGCAACTCCAGTAACGTGCTTTGGTCTTTGGTCCAGGATTGTCACAGTTGTGTCTCGCACGGAAACTCTTGCGGCGTGCTGGATTTGATTTTTTAATACGCATGTCAGGATCACCGAAGTTAACTTTAACTACGTTGCCCTTTTCATTCTTTACGTATACTTTGAATTTCTTTACATCGCCCTGCATAGGCTTGTTTAGTTTAACAGTGCGTCCCTGATATTCTGCTTCAGTTAGTGTCTCATCTAGATCGCCAAAGATTTCCTCAGCTTCTTCTAGTGTAAACTCTTCAACATCTTCAGGAATACAGTTTGGGACTTTTTTGCCGCCTTTTTTCTTCATACCCAGCTGACGATAACCGTCCCAGCATGGATCATCCTTCTTTTCATTGACAGCATCAATCCATTTTCTCATATCACTCATTGTAAAGATCTCCTTACCACTATTTATGCTATTTTATCTATTTGTTGACAAATGCGCCGATTCTGCCGTGTACGTCTGGGTATTCTCGATACTTGTATCCTGGGGGCGGAGTAGTATCTTGTCCTTCCCAGACCGGAATAAAATGATTTGTATTGCCATCAAAATCTTCATTGCGCCTAAAGTGTACTTCAATTAATTTGTCACCAATAAACTCACAATTAATCCATGGGTGCCGTTCAATTAAACTATTTAAAAAGGTTGGAAACTTAAATCTTTTATCAGATCTTATCCATTCACTCCATTTTATGAATGTGTCTTCGGGTTTATTACCTTGAACACACAGTATCTGTGTGCCGTTGTAATAATCTACACTGTGATGAAATCCTGTAAACCACTCGCACCAAAAGTAACCGTAGGGCAAATCGCAAGTGTCTTTTTCAAGCCACATTTTCTTTGCGCCTAACCCTAGCCCTAGCATATTAACGCATGGACGTACAATGTAATACCCTGAGTACGGAACATCTAATCCAATTGGTCCACAGTTGTATCCTAATTTACGACTAAGTATAAGTTTGTCAAGAATCCAGATATCATCTGGATCTATGTTTTTCCATACATCGTCTTCAGTGCTGGCTAATGTCATCTTGGCAATCCTTGCAAATCCACATCTGACCTCGCAACTTGCCCCAGTAGTCTCTGTAATCAAATTGACTGCACACTTTATTTTCTTTACATTTAGAACATTTATGCTTACAACATTCTTCACAGCTACAACTGTCGCATAGTTTTATACCTTGCTGGATTTCGTCTTTTAAACTAAAATGATTTTCACTGTATAATGGAATTCCACAGTGACTTGGATGGCCACAATTTTTGCAATAGGACATACTTTAATACCCCTTCTTTCGGATATTTAGTAATCCTAATAAAAAGGGGGACCAATAGGCCCCCCTGATGTATCTTTTAAAATTTATCTTTACTTGCGAGCTGCTACTGCTTTTTTTACAAGTTCCAAGTCTGTTGAACTTAAACCTGACTTCGCCGCTAGGCCCAGTAAATCCTGCCCTGCGGCAGCGTTTGAATCTGGACGATCTACATCTGGACCATCCGCTGCTGGATTTAATACACCTACTGCGGCTTGTCCGCCTGCTGTAGTTGCAGCACGACCAGCTTTTGTCTGTCCCAAACGCTGCATTAGGTTTGGTGCTACCTTTTGTAGTCCACGCTTTGCAAGCGCCATACCGCCGCGACGTGCTAGTGCGCCAAGTGCTGCACGGCCAGCCATTCCCGCAAGTGCGCCGCCAATACCAACTGGACCTAGTAGCAGTGGTGCCACTGTCATACCAACGTTAGCAACAGTACCCCAATCAATCTCGTCTAGTTTTTGATTTGCACTTTCGCCTAAATCAGCGCCACTGCTAATTTTGTTATACAGTGCTTCATATACCAAATATTGCTCACCCAATGCTAGCTGGTGTGCATCCATTAGCTTGCCGCTTTCTAGATCCTGCTCAATACTGATCATAGCATTTTCTAACATATCTAGCAGTTGATCTCGTGTTGTTTCTCCATTTGCACACTGGCAGTCATCTTCAGTAACGGTTTTTTCCATTACGTAAAAACGATATGCACCTTGGCTTTTTGCCCATTTGGCCGCTGCACGTTTTGCGTCAGCCAAGTTGCCTTGGAATTGGAAAATCTCTTTTTCGTCTGGTTCACCCATGTCTTTTGTTGTAAACATCCACACCCCTGAACCAGGGCGTGGCTTTTTACCATGTGAACGCATATAACGTGAATAGTCTAGTGTCAGTGATTCTTGTACATTGTCAGATTCTGGCAGTCTGCTTGGATCTTTTGAGTAACCTCTATGTCTTTTAATTTGACTTTTTAGTGCGCTGATATCTGCTTTGTTGGCTTTGCCTGACTTGGTAACTCTAGTGCTTTTCTTATTATCTAGTTTATCGTATCCTTGTCTAACATTAGGTCTATAACCATGCCAAATTTCTTCTGATCCTTTTTCAATTTCAGCTGCAATCTTGTCGCCAAACTCACTACGAATAGTATCTATAACTTTACGCGCAGCTTCTACATTATCAAAGTCATCCCAATCAATGTAGGGCATAGTTAGATAACGAAGCTCATCTATTAAATCATCAAGTCTGTCTCGTTGTTCTGTTGAAAGTTTTGCTTCTGTTATACCTTGCTGTGGATACAATTGCTGATTGCCTGCCATACGTTTAACATCTTCACTGATGCCATGCTTTTTCATGAGCGCAGCTTTTTGAGCTTTCAGATCCTGGATTTTCTGAGGTGCTTTCATATCGTTTGGATTGCCAGCACTCTTATTTTTCCAACGTCTTGTCCAATCACGAATTGACAAGTCGATGTTGCCCAACTGATCCTTTACTGCGTTTGAAACTTCAACAATTGTTGATTCAGCAACACCTTGAGAAGATGTCTTGCACTTAGGACAAAACCCATTGTTCTTTTCCCATGCCTTTGCAGTTGAAACCTCGTCACACTTTGTGCAAGCAATTTTTGCTACGCCCTCATTAATATTATCAAAACGCATCTTATTTCACCTTCTTAGCTGCTGCTTTTTTAGCATGTGAAAACATATCAGCGGCTGTCTGCTTTAGATCGCCATCACGATTATCATCAAAGTTCATGCCTTCTTCAACTGGTTTCTTTTGTGCTTTTGCGGCTGCTGCCTTACGAGCAAGTTTTACATCTTCCCAATCGTTTTTGCCATCGCCGTTGCGATCGATTTGCTTTTTCTTGCCTTCTGCCACTTTTTCAACATCCGCTAAGTGTGCGTCGATACCTGCTGTTGATTTTAGACCCCATGCTTTAGCTGCTTTTTGCGCTGCTTCGTATGATGATCCTGCTGTGCAACTATGCTTGCCTTTTTTAGCATGAACGCAAACGTAAGGACGTTCTTTTGATTCTGCGACAGATTCATTACGCAGTGGAGTATCTGGCATGTCTAGCTGACGCCATTCATCATACTCTAGATAGTGATCACTGTCTGGGTCATAATACTTGCCAGCTTTTGGATCGTAGTATACTACTTTGCCAACACGTGTTTGAAATGGACCTTCTAGACCAGGCCGCTCACCATAACGGTCTGCATCAACTGCTGGAAGTGTTTCCCAACCTTCTTCTACATCCATCTCTGGCTCAGCTGGCTGTTCAACTGGTACTGGTAGTTGACTGTCTGCTTGTGATTTATTGTATTCAGTATAACGACGAACTGCTTCCATATCATTTGCTGCTGTGGTAATCTTTGACTGCACCCATGGTTCTAGATTATCACGATCGCTAATCATGCCGTGTAGGCTGATAGCATCTTTTGCCAGGAAGTATAGTTGACTGCGAGCCATAAAGCCATCTTCATCATCGCCGTCCAATACACCTTCTGTTAGCTTAACACTCTCTGTTACACTCTCATCCATGTTGTGTCCTACTGCACCCATATGTAGGTCTTCAATGTCTACATATAGTTGTGCTAACTTTTTTCTTACATCGCCAAAGTAGCTGATGTCGCCGTCTATTTCCATGACTGCGTTTTCAAAAGCACCGTTGTTAGCGAAAAGTTTTTCTAACTTCTCAACCATGTCTAGGGCTTTCATAATTGTTCTATCAATTTTGCCTACGTTCATTTGTCGTTACCTCTAACTTTAACTGGGTGTACGTAGCCTGTGCTACGCTTTTTTTGTTTACCGCTGCCCAAGTATCCGTTAGGGTCAACAGCTCGTCGTATCATTTTTTTATCACCGAATAAAGGAAAATTTACGCTAGCAATGTTGCCTGCGCTAGTAGCACCCGCAGATGCGTCTTCGTTTAGGTTTAAAATATCAGATATCTTCATGTATGTATTTATGCTAACTCACTTATTTAAGTTCTTTTCGAGTATAAACTCATGCCATACGAGCATATTTTTGTGTAATTTGTCCACGTCTACACGATCTTTTTCTTTAAGATGTTCAATAAAGTCATAGTTTTTATTACAAATCATATCCTCCATATTAATTATGAAATGATATGGATTCATATTATCTTTATCTATATGATTAAACCAGCCTATCATAGTTTCTAAATACTGCTGTGGTCTTTCACTATTAAATCGTTCAATATTAAAACGTTTTAAATAACTGTCAGCATCTGTAATAAAGAATAACATATCATTATTCTCTATTTCTGGCATTAGTATAAAATGCTCGTTTTGTATTATTACTGTTTTAATATTATCTAAAAATATAAATTTTTTAGAATTTATCATCAATTTTATTTGTTCTATTACGAAATTATAAATTCTAGATGTACGATTAGAATCATCAGCACCAGCTATCTCATTGTCGTATTTTTCTCTTTCAAATATTTCGTGTTTGTAAGGGTCTAATAGAAAACTCATTAAACGTAAATTGTTTCCAACAACACCTGAATTTGTCCAATAAGGATCCCTATCCAATGATAAAGTAGTATCGTCTTTTTCTCCTGCGGTAAAATCTCGGTTAGGACCTGCTTTTAATATATAGTAATCATAACCCATCGCGTCCTGTAACGCCCATGCAAAATAGTTACCGCCATGACCAATTGGGTTAGATACAAATATTACTTGTCTATCATTATTTTCTATCATTATT